CTACGTCACTGATGCTTGCCGAAACCTCACAATAAAGTGTGCCATTCGACCGGCAAATATCGGAGGTACAGCATTACCAATCTGCCTAGCGATTTCAATCTTGCTGCCTGTAAATTCAAAATCGTCCGGGAAGGACATTAATCGAGCAGCCTCTCGGTGAGTAATTGGCCTGTTTGCGGATGGATGCAGATATCGGCCTTTTTCCGGTTTAAAGAATTCTGTTCGAATAGTTACTGATGGACGATCCCACCACAACCTTCCGAATAGGTCTGTCCCTCCTGACTTTTTATTAATCCAGCATTGAGGTGTTATGTCTGGCCTATTTCTTTGCAGATCAAAGCGGTTTCCTCCGGGAGGCACTGCCTTATAGCGTTCTTTGCTAACGTCAGTTGGTTTTCGACCGAAGTGTAGATTTAAAGGTGCAGGCTCATCTCCCCTAACTTCGACCCCTTTGGGACGCCGGGGCAAGTCATCAATGAACTCTTTTACAGTTCTCCACAATGGGAGATCCGAGGTCACATCAGGAGACCGATGACTAGGGGCGGGTGGGAACTCCGGTAAAGAGCTCCGCGTAAAAGCTGATTTCTTAATACCTATGGCTATCGCGCGCTTCCGTGTTTGAGGAACACCATAATCTGCTGTATTCAAAACAGCAGGTTGTAGCATGTTAAAACCCATTTTATGTGCACGCTCAATTATATCTAGGAATTCAGGGCTCTTAAGTAGGCCAGGAACATTTTCCATAACGAATATAGATGCTCCAGACCTCTTGACAATATCCATATATGGTTCCCACAAAGCCCTGCGAGAATCTCCGTCTCGATTTTTGTTTAGGAGACTGAAGCCTTGACATGGGGGACCTCCGATGACTATGTCAGCCTTCGGGACACTACCGAGACGCAACCAATCTTCGATATTTCCATGCACACAGTGATCGTTTTCGCTAAAATTTGCATTGTAGGTTTTAACTGCTGCCTCATCATTATCGATTGCAAATATACTTTCAAAGAGACCGCAGTAGCGGTCATCAACAAACCCCAATGTCATTCCGCCTGCACCGCAGAACAAATCAATCAGCTTGTACTTTTCAGTCATCGATCCGCCTTTTTTAGCGCTTTTTCATTATTTCCAATGGAAAGTAAAGCGGCATAGTACTGTTTATGATTACAGTAGTCCAGAATGGCTTCAATTCACATGTATACCGTCACGTGTGACGCCACTTTCGGATTCGATTATACTTTGAAGAATTCTGCTGCACTCCTTTACCTTGCACCCCTCAGGTCAATTTATGAGCAGCGCGCCCACATAATAACCATTATGCAGTTCTAGTAGACGCCTCTCAATAATCAGGCTCTGACTAGGTATTTACTTTTAACCCCAGAGGCAGTGACTCAAGGGGGCAGCAACTACCCCCTTTTCTCCGGACTGACCAATATTTGGTCTAATTGTACAGAATTAATACTTCCTCTTTTATCTGCCTGTATTCTTCCGCTTCAATCCTTGGCTTGGCCTAGCGAAACGTTGGAAAATATTGCAGAATTAGCGCAATACGAATTATGGCGAGGGAATAGCGCACACTTTATTGGATGCTTGGGCTACTACTCGTCATCTGCGGAACGGATTTTGCTGATACCTCACCTTGTCCTTTCCCATCAGATGGTTACAACGCTCGCCAATTGTTCTAATTCAAGATAATGCGCCTGCGCGACAAGAATGTTTGAAGAGTATGTATGGATACTTTTAAAGTAAAATCATTAATTGATGAAAGGCTTTCCAGACTACACTCAATTTTCCTTACTGCTCCTAGATATATTGTTGGCCAAAGCATAACAAAGGTATGTCACGCACAGCAAGACGCGCGACTGCCAGGGCTGCATCATTACATCGCCACCCCAAGTGTATGCATCCTTTCTCTGCCACACGAGGAGACCCTGTGAAACTTCCCTGTCATGGAAAAATTGAGTGTTCTGATTGTTATGGAAACGGAGCAGCAAATCTAGAAAACAAAAAATGGAAGATGAAAAATGACCCAGGAGCTTGGGGTGCTTCCGAACCAGAATATTTGGTACTGGGGTTCTCAAAAGGAGCGACCCAATCGGATATTTATGCTAGTGGTGCGTTTGACGATGTAGCTTTTGGCGGTGAACTAACAAGAAGAAATCTTACAAACATCCTTAGAGCGGTAAATCTTCTCGAAAAAGGCGCCAGCGTAGATGAACATATAACTAAAAATAGAACACGCTTTCATTTTGGTTCGCTAGTCCGCTGTAGCTTAGCAAGACTTAATGAAAAAAAGCTGCGCGAAACTGGAATAGAATCGTATGAAACATCTGGACAATTAATTGTTAAATCGTTTGTTGAAGTTCCGAGTATAATCAAACGATGTGCAGATAAATATCTTTCAGAACTCCCAAAACCCTTAAAGGCAGTGCTAGTGCTAGGAACAAATGACGCCTATATAAAAAAAATGAAGTCTTTAGTTCATCGGCTACATCCAATCACATATATGGAAATCGACGATATTTCCTATGAAGCAGGCGGCGTTTTGTGGCTCCATATTACTCATCCATCTAAGGGTAATGGACATCTTTCAGCATGGTTGCACAAGGACAGTAGTAATGCTTCTGGCAGGAAAAGGAATCAGGCTATTCATCTGATAAATAAATATGGATTTGGCATTAATAGCAAATAAATTTCCGCTAGCATTCCGCAGCATGGGTATCTTGTCAAAAAATCAAAGAAACCATCAATTGGTTGCATCTAAAAGTAGAGCTATATATGAAAATAAAGTGTAGTAACTGCGACACAATCAATCAAGTACCAGATGGAGGTAAGGGATCAGATTATAAATGTTACAAGTGTCACACCAGACTTGCAGAACCCCGCACAAACAACGGATCAACTTCCGCAGCCGTTGGATTAATTGGAGGCGCAGCACTAGGCGCATCCATAGCTGGGCCAGCAGGGGCAATTGTGGGCGGTATTCTAGGTGCTGTGCTCGGTAAAGAATCAAAGGGGGTTGGCTAATGACCTTTGATATTACTGGCATGGGAATCGCAGCTGGAATTCTATTTGCGGCAATTTACGCCATAACTGAATTGATACGAAACAAGGGTCTAGAAGTTATCAATAGCGCCGTGGTATTCCTTACTATTTTCGCAATTGTGGCAGGTGGAAATCTAATCGCTGTAGCAATGGAGGGCAATCCAAATAACTTACCCTCTTCGTGGCGAGAGTATTTAGGGGCTGCGGGCGTTGTTGGCATTGGGCTCTCTCTTCAACATTTAATTTCTGTTGTTAAAAAGTTACTACCTTCTGAGTATGGTCAAGCTGAGCCAGCTGATAAAGGTGCTGCAAAATAATTTCAGCGAGTAAATCGCTGAAATTCAATGCTATATAGAGGATAGGAATGAAATCACGCTCACGGCTGATGCTAGAAAAATCCATTGCGGCAATGCTGTCCGCAATAGAGATTTACAATAAGCCAGACTTTAAGTACAGAGAGGAAACATTTTCCGTTCTCTGTATTAATTCTTGGGAGTTGTTGCTGAAAGCCAAAGTGCTGAACTTAGCAAGTAATAAGCTTGCATCCCTTTATCAATTGGAACGTAAGATACTTAAAAGCGGTAACAAATCAAAAGTTCTACGCCCCAGAAAAAATCGATCAGGAAACGCAATGTCTATCGGGATATTCGAGGCCTACCGAATAATAACTGAAGATTATGGCGTAAAAATCAATAAGGCGGTTATTGATAACCTTACTGCACTTACTGAAGTTAGAGATAATGCCATCCACTTTGTAAATGATGATTTGCTTCTTTCATTGAAAATTCAGGAAATAGGTAGCGCATCACTTCAAAATTATCTTCACTTGGTTTCTAGTTGGTTTGGAGATGTGCTATCTGGCTATAACTTTTATTTGATGCCATTATCGTTTTTTCGGGATTTTTCTGAGGCGCCCGGCGTTTCGTTAAACTCAAGCGAAAAAAAAGTTTTGGATTATATTAAGAAAACGGAAGAAAAATACGATAGCAAAGAAGGAGTTGAGGATTATAATCTCACACTGAGAATTGATGTAAGATTCCAAAAGGTAAAAAGCACCTCAGGACTTCCTGTCCAAATAACAAGTGACCCATCAGCACCAGCAATTAGAATTTCTGAAGAAGATATAACTGAAAAATATCCGTGGGATTATGATGTTTTAAGTACACGTCTAGCCAAAAGGTACTCTGATTTTAAGATTAATTCCAAGTATCATGAAATTCGCAAAGAGTTGGAAAAAAACGACCAATTTGCATACCATAGATTACTCAACCCAAAGAATCCAAATGGTGGAAAGAAGAAGTTTTATAACCCAAACATTCAGAAAGAGTTCGACAAACACTACACGAAGCTGAGTTAGTAATTTGATATTGATTGCTAAGCAATATTTTTCAAGAGCTCTCTGGATTACTCATAAAAATTATGGATTACTTATCACTATTCAAAATGCCTACACCAATGAAAATAACCGGACGGTCATCGAGCATTACTAATTCCTTTATCAACTCGATTATTCCAGTGATTTCACCCACAAATGAGCAAGTAAAAGACGCCCTGGAAATTCTGGGAATGGATCGCGATAACTTTTATTGCTCTTATTGTGGATCCACCGCATCTGAATGGGACCATTTGCGTCCACTAGTCCAAAACAAGAAGCCTACCGGATATATATCCGAAATACACAACTTGGTGCCATCGTGCGGAAAATGCAACCAATCCAAAGGGAATAAACCATGGAAATCCTGGATTGTTAGTTCGGCTAAGCTTTCTCCAAAATCAAGAGGTGTCACTGATTTAGAACAACGAATCATGCGATTGTCGGCCTACGAAAAGTGGCAAGAACCTACGATAGTAGATTTTGAAGCAGTAGTAGGCAAAGAAAAGTGGGACCAGCATTGGGCTAATTGGGAGCATGTACAATCCTCTATGCGCAAAGCCCAAGTGCTCGCATCAGAAATTAACCAATCTATCGCCAGGGCGCATGCAAAGAAACTGTAACAACCAATTAAGACATCACTCTGTAGGGCGACCAGCTCTAACTGTTCTTTAAAAATTGCTTTACCCCATACCAAACCACGCTGCCAATACCAGCAATCACCCCCCATACCCCCAAGGTCAATACTTTCTCCTTCACACTCTTAATCAGGTCATTGCGTTCCTGCTCCCGCTCAATCAGCGTTTTGATAAAATCGTGGTGCTGCTGGTGCAGTTCCTGGTTCATGGCGCTGGATCGTTGAAGCTCCAGAATTTCATCGATCTTTTCCTCCAGGGTACTCATTGCGCACTCCCCTTCTTAAACAGCGCTGACACCAAACCACTTAGGCCAGTAGGTGTGGAGATCCCCTGGGCGGTATCCAGCCGGTGCTTGTGCTCAGTTTTTAAAATCCCAAAATACGCCCACAGCAGGGTCACCAGGGGGCCGATTGCGGCCAACACAAATTGCCAGCCCTCCACCACTGCCGACACCAGCGCGCTATCGTTGGTGGTCACGCCGTAGGCCCAGATTGTGACAATCACCACCACCGCGAAGGCGACAATATGAAAAGCCTGCTTGGCAATGTAGGGCCTGGTGGTGTGCGGGTTCTTGGCGTCCGCCTCCAGCATTGCCCTCACCGTCTGGTTCGACTCCTTGATCTGGGTGATGTCGATATCGAACTCCTTTTCCAGGATGGCCGCCTGCGCGTCGGGTGGCAGGCTGGTAACGGCATTCCTGACATCATGCCCGGTAGCTGTACTCGGCAACCGCTTGTCCGCTGGCAGTAACTCGTTAATGACGTCAATGATCAATCCGCCGCCAGGCACCGCTTCTCGGACAATGCCCGCCCCAACTGTAGAAATAATATCAAGCAGTTTCATAATGCCACCCGGTTCCTCACCCAGCCATAGATAAAGCGCTCGTCCTTCTCGCGCCGTTCAGCGAGCTCAATGTAGTGCGAGCCCTGCAATACGTTGAGCATGGTGACCAGGACAGACTCGTCGCGACACGCCAGGTATTCACCGAGGCAGCGCAAGGTCTGCCCACCCAGGATGCCGTCCACGGGCATCTCGCAATAGAGCCGACCACCGCTGTTCAGCACATTCAGGCAGCGCTGCAAAATCGTGACCGCCCGGTGGACCCCCATATGGACGCCCGCCTCCGCCACCTCCTCCGCTACCCGCTCGGACATTTTCACCAAGGTATCGCCGTGTATGGCGTCCCAGTACTGCCGCTCGTAGATGCTGACCGCCACCGCCCTGGGCATGGTGGCCATCGGTCCCTCGTACCCTTCAGCCCTGGCCACCGTTTTGGTGATTCCCCAGTTAGTCTCCCCGCCGGAGTCGCTGGGGTCGTCAACAAAGCCACCCTCCACGGCCAGAATACTGTCAATAATTCGTTGCTTGATAGTCATGTAAAAATCTCGCTAATGATTAAACCTGGCCGCCATCTGTGATCAACCAAGAGTGCGTCCCGGTTAACGTGCTCCTGGCAGAGGCTGCTGCCGAGGTGTATTGCGTGTTGTGGAAGTTCACTGCTATGCCACTTTGCACCGGCAGTGCTGCCCAGGCGATCAGCATCGCATCGTAATTGGCCGTGCTCAGGCTGATGGTGTTGCCAAAGAACTGGGACATATCCGTCACATTACGGATATCCCAGGCGCTAAGGTCTGGGTCGGCGGTGGAGTCTTGGAACATTGACGCCAGTGAGGTGGCGGCGAGCATATCCCAGCCGCTCAGGTCGATACTGGTAATGCCGCTGCAATCTCGGAACATCTGCCCAAAGTCGGCAATCATGCTTACGTCCCATTGGCTGAAGTCCACCGTAGTCAACGATGTACAACCGCGAAATGCCCGATAGAGGGAACAGCCCGCATCCAGGTTGGGCGCGTCAGTGGCGGAAACCACCAGGTTAACGCAGCCCCTGAAAGCCGACTTCATATCGTCAAACAGGGTGTTGCCCCAATTGCGTATGGCCACCAGCGTGGACTCGAAACCGGACAGGTAGTAGTCGAACCGCGGAAAATCGCCGGTAATGGTTACCTCGTAATCCCCCGCGCTGGCATAGGTGTGCGAGATGACCGGCGTCGTACCCGAGTAGTTGCCCACGGCAGAGCCATCCCCCCAGTCCACCGAGCAGTTGTAGGCGACAGTGCCAGCCGTGGGGATGGTGACGCTTTCACTGGCAGTGGTGGTGCGCAGGGTAATTTCCAGATCCGGACTGGCGCTGGCTGCCATACCCACAACCTGTGTCGCGATCCCGATACCCAGACCGATCAGATTCATAAGCAATCCCCACAAAGTATTAAAACGGTACGCTCAGCCATGGTTTATGCTCCTGGGAATAAGTAGTAGTTGTGCCCCATCGACTTGCCGGGCTTGCCGAAGTACTTAGGGTCGATGTAGTTGGTGGGATAACTGGTGCCCAGAATGTTGTTCGCCAGGAAGATGGTGTCTATATCATCCTGCAAGTGGTAAATATTCGACGCCCCGGGAAAGTACTTATCCCCCTGCCCCGCCGCCACCGGCGTCAAGTCCTCCAGGTTCGGATCGCCATTACCGTCGCTGGTGATCCACAAGTGTGTGTCACACCAGGTGAAGAAACGCTGGACCGCGTTATCGCCGTAACTCAAGACCGGGTAACCACAGCGATTCAGCAGATGGACCCAGCCGAGAAACGGTGCGGCAAAGGACCAAAAATAGTTGGTCACCCCTGGCGGCCAAGCAAAGTTACCGCCATTGTTGGCTGTCCGCCGCGCCTCTTCCGGCGGCATGCCGTCAACGTCCCTGGCCACACTGTTCCAGACGATGGTCGCGCCCTGGCGATTAAGCCCGACCGGATTGGCGGGATCAGCCTGGAAGGTGCCGGTGCCCAATTTCTTGTACTTGTACACCGGATTGCTCGCGCCGGGCTCGCCCACAAACGCCCGGTAGCGCTCGGCACTGGCTTCGATTTCATTCATATCCCCCAGGTACATATTGAGCGCGGTCAACGTATGCTCGCCCGAGGAGCCGTGGTTGTTGGGACGGTTTCTCACCATGTCGGTGACCGAGCGCACGCGATACACTTCGCCCCCGGCGTGGCGCTCGTAGATCAACTCCTCGCGCACATAGCGCAGCCAACCTTTGAATTTATTGTGCAACGGCGTGTCGATGGTTTTTAAATCCACCATATCCGCGGCCACGATATAACCACCCAGGTTGCGGCCAATGTTGTAGGTTTCCATCTTAGCGGTCGGCGCGGTGATCTCCGACAGAATCACATTTTCAATGCCGTACTTCAGCTCATCGAGATAGGTGCTGGTGGCGCGACCGTTGGGGTCTTTCATGTGTGCGATGGCAAACGCCAGGACATGGTTATCGCCGTAACTGGTCTCAGTGCCGCAGGTCGGGGTATCCTCCGCCGCGGTGGCGAGTGGCCCGGTCGAGCCCTCCACCAGGTTATCCGACCCCCAGTTGGCATCGGCCCAGGATTTCATTTCATCCCAGGCTTGACCGCTCGTAGGCAGTGCATCCAGGTCGGCCTGGTCAATCCAAATTTTGTCAGGGATAGACGGCATTAGGTGATCTCCTTCGCGTCATTGAAAATATTGGTGCTGTTGGCGTAACCCGTTGTGGTGGCACCATCCAGCTTTTTGCCGATAGGGGTTGAAGCGCTGTCCACCAGGCTTTTGCCGGCGCCATCGACCTCCATCATCACATCGGCGGCCAGGTGGATTTTGTCGCACAGCGCGTCCATTAAGCGCACGCCGCGCTTGAAGGTGCCGAGCTGACCGTTGGAAATGGTCAGGCCTTGCACGTCGTAACACTTCACAAAGTCCGCTTCCTGGTTGGCCACCAGCTGCGGGTTTTTCGCGGTGATATCGCTGATCGAGATATCGGTGGCCCAACGGATATCAAACAACACACCGCCGTCGAGCGTCTGCCCGATGTTCTCCAGGTTGCCGCGATTAAAGCGGACATCGTGACACTCGCGTACCCGAATCCCTTCGAGAATGTCTTTAATGGTGTAACCGTCAAAGGTGATGTTGTGGGGCTTGCCGTAGGCAGAATCGTATTTCCACTTGGCAGTACCGTCGATAATCTCGTCATTGATGTCGGGGTTGTCCCAATCGGGCTCCGTGCTGCCGGTGGTACCCGCTTGCACGCACACAAACACGGAGTCGGGTTCCACCGGCGTGGTGGGAGTGACAAAGTTGCCGACACTTTTCGCGGTGCTGGCCGCCCAGGTCTGGGCATCGCTGCCCTCTTCGATTTCAATGACGTTGTTGTTGAACTCGCCCTCGGCTTTGAAGTTAATGACCATGCCATCGCTGGCGTTGTTGTAGATTTTCAGCGCCTTCATGAGGCCGCCGGTCTGGGTGTCCACCGCCTCCAGGTTTTCAATCACCCACTCGCGACAGTCACTGATTTTGATGCCATCGGGTATATCGGTAATGCGCACATTTTTGATGGTGCTACGCTCCTGGCGGTTGCACTTGATTGCCCTGATACCGGTGTTACCCGTCGGCCCCGGCAGGAATTGCATACCGTCAAAGGTCACATCGTCAGAGCGCTTCGGGTAAAACGCGGCTGCGTCCTGGGGCACGTCAACTAAAATGGTGGTGCGATCGATACCGGCCCCTTTGAGGGTCATATTGCCAGGCACACTCACCTCGCTGGAGATCAAGTGGGTGCCATCGGGCAGTATCACCGTGCCGCCTTTGGGGATAGTCGCAAACGCACTTTTGAAATAACCGGCGGCCTCTTCCGTCGACAGGCCATTGCCGCCCCACCACAGCAGGTAGACTTTGTTCAACACACTGTTGGGCCACCAGACCGCATTGCTGAAGGGCGTCAGGTCTTCAAAAATGGTATCGGACGGCAACTCGATACCGCCGTAACCCAGCACCATCATGCCGTTGGTGCCGGCAGTGGCGCCGGGCCCGTTTTCCGACACGTCGAACTTGAGCTTGGCGCCCGACAGAATTTTGATGTTGATGTTGTCGGGCACGATCACCGGGTGGTAAAAGCTGAAGGTGGTGCGCCCGTTGGCATCGTGGGTACCGGGTTTGTCGGCGTGCGGTTTGAACACAATGGTCGCCAGGTTATCGCCAATGACATTGATCAGTGACGCTAGCGAAGCGCCCGCCGCCGTATCGGCCTGGTCCGCCGCCACCGGGTCGGGGTAGTAGGTGCCATCACCGGCGCCGGCGGCGGCTGCTTCTGCCGCCGCGATCATGTCGGCAATGTCCGACAGCAGCTGATCAAAGTCGATAGCGGAGTAGTCGGGAGCGGCAGCGCCCGCCGCAGCCACCGCCGTCAGCAGCTCCTGGATCAACATGGTGAGCTTGTCCAGCCCGCCTTCGATAATCTCGGGGTTCCAATCGCCCTGGGCCTCCAGGTCAATGTGCTGTGTCACCGGCGTGGCACGGCTGATGGTTAAAAACTCGTTGTTGGTAAGCCTGGCACCAGCCACCGGGTACACCACCGAGCCTCCGGGGTTGTGGTTCTGGTCGGCGTTGGGATTGACCGTGTAGTGGGTACCCAGGGTCAGTGTGGTCTCGATACCGTACTTGTCGGTGTGGACCACCACCAGGTGGGCGGGGTCTTCCAGCTTGAAGCTGAACGGAAATTCCTTCGCGACCCCGGTACCCTCTACAGGGTCCATTTTGCTATTGGTGCTTGAAACAGTCATAAAGACGCCCTCTATCAATTGCGGCAAAAGCCTATCAAGAGGGCACCCCTAGTCTGTATCAGTCGCGCCGGTTGCGGTACAGGAACTCGTAAAAGCTGAATTCCTCCTCGTCGTTCAATACCGAGTACAGGTGCTCGCCGGAGATCCACAACTGCCGCGTTGGCAGGCCCAGCCAGTAACCCGCACTCAGGAACAGGTGTTTGTTATCGCCGCGGTCCCACTCCTTGTCCTCATCAAAGAGTTGGTCGTACACCGCCGAGCCCGCCTTGGCGGTCTCCTCGATGGCGTTGCCCACCGGTGAGGCGGAGTAGGAATAGCCGGTGCTCCAGTAGTTGACCGCATCCCGCAGCCCGACCACGGTCGAGGCCGGGTAAGAGGCAGACAGCTTCAGCGCCCAGGGCAAAAACTCCTCGTCCTCGTCTTCCTCCGGTCCCCGGCCCAAGACCAATTCCGTCAGCACCGCCGGCAGCACCAGCAGGTAGAGCGCTGACATGGTGGTCTTGGCGACACTTTCCGCACTCACCCCCTCGCGCCTGGCCATGCTGCCACGACGACGCAGCAGGTTGTGCAATACCGAAAAATAGGAGTAGAACATCACAAAGGCGCGCTTGATCTCGTCGCCCTGCTGAATGCCGGCCAGGTCCTTGGCACCACCGGCAGACTGCGACATGCGCACAATGCGGTCGGCGTTGGCCACCGCGTCCGCCTCCTCCATGCCCTCGGCCAGGAATTTTTCATAGGCGCCAATCCAGGTGGGAATCGACACCGACAGATCCATAAAGCCGATATGGGCAAAATAGGTGCGCTCCAGGTTATCCAGTGCGCTGTTGCCCTTGATGGCGTTAATGGAGTCGCGCACATCCCGGTCGAAGGTCTTGTTGCGGTTGCGCATCATGGTGGATTTTTCGAACACCATGTCCTTCATCTTCACGGCATTGAGGGGATTGCCGTAAAAACGCGCCAGACCTTTCAGCGCCCACTTGGCCCCCAGCAGCTCCACCGACTGGAAATAGCCCAGGGGTTGCACAATGGCGGTGGTGAACTTCCAGCCCATATTGACCACCGTTGCGCCGCGGCGCAGCTTGCCCACCGCCGGCGCCAACGGGTTGATAATGTCTTTCGGTCGGCTGTCCTTGGCAATGTTCGCCAACCAGGGGCGAATCTGTTTCACCACTTCGGTACCGGCAATGCGCGAGATGGTGTTGCGGATCTCCTCGTTTTGCGTGAGGCGGTCAATCTCCAGGATGGCCTTGCGGTGAGTGAGGTCGTGAATCACCGCCGTGATATGCTCCGACACCACCGCCACATCGAGGCGCACCTTTTGCCCGCCGGAACCCACCCGCTCCTTGGTGTGACCTTTTCGGGTCGAGGGCCGCAGATGGTTGCCGCCGAACATCTCCTTGACGTCGTTTTTCTCTTCGCGAATGCCGGCGAGCCAGTTTTTCTCGGGGTCATACACCAGGGGGAAGTAACCGCCGGCCATCTCGCCGTGGTCGGTCACAAACGGCGAGCGCTCCACCTGCTCCGGCACCACACCGGTCAGGTCTTTTTGCAGCTCGGCGATCTGCGGCCAGTAGCTGTCGATATGGCCCCAGATATCCTGCACCAGGCGCCAATCCTCGGCGGTCATATAGCGGTTGAGTGCCGCCTCCACATTCTCGCGCTCCCAGCCATAACCTTGCATTAATGCCTGGCGGTTGCCCTCGTTGCCCCAGTTAAGCGCAATGGAAAACACCATCGACTTATTGGCGTCAGGTATGCCCAGCACATCGATGGCAAACTTGTTGGTGTGCCAGGAACGACGATCCGCTTTGCTGAAGCGACCAAACACCTCGTTGAGCTTGGCGGTGGCCATCTCTTGCATCTGCTGCTCTTTGTCCGCCGCGTCCGCCAGCGGGCGGATAATCGCGTTCCACCACTTGCCGTTGGTCTTCTCGCCGTCGAGCCGAGTGGCCAGGAATTCCATTTTCATGTGCGAGGCCAGCAACCACTGGCCCCATTTTTTCAGCTGATGCCACTTGCCGGTGTTGTCGAATTCGATTGGCTCGGGTTTCAAGGTGTTGTTGGCCTTGGCCTCCTCTTTCAGGTCCGCCACCAGATCCTTAAAGGCCTGCTTGTTGCGTTCGTCAATTTGCCGTTGCTGCAAACGCGCCAGGTGCTCGATGTTTTTTACCGCGTCGCGCAGTCCGCGGAACGCTTCCAGGGTCAGGGTTTTGTAGTGACGCGAACGGGCTTTCTCCAGGATGGCGGGGTCCACCACCACCTCCATGCCCTGGTCCTCCTGCTCGGCGATCCACTCGGCCAGGCGTTGACGCTCGTTGGCCTCTTTGAAGGTGACCGACTTCTTGAACGAGTATGCCTCGAGGATGGCGTCGATCTGGTCGAGGTGATAGCGCTCCAAACTCTTGCGCGTATTGGCACGCTCAAACTTGGTGAAGTACTTGCGCCCCTTCTCGATTTCCTCCTTGGCTTTGCGCGCTTCCAGATACAGGTAGTGCGCCAGCAAGCGCTTGCGTTGGGCATCCGCCGCTGCGGCGAAGTCACCCGCCGCCGTCGCCTGAATCGCCGCCTTGCCGTGGCGCTGCTCGTCCATCAGGTACTGGTATTCCTGGAGATTGCCCACCTGCAAACCGGCCAGTATGCGCCGTGCCGCGTTCTTGGCAGAGTCTTTCAGGGTAGGTTCCAGACCGGCCTTGCGCTCCATCACCCTCAGCTCGGTGGTGAGGAAACTGGCGGTATCGTTGGCGTGGAGTGCGTCCATGGCCGCCTGCGCTGCCTGATTCACTTCACCGGAAATATCACCGTGCAAACGGCGCATTTCTGCTTCCGCCATCGCCAGGGCCTTGGCTTTGGGGTTGCCCGCCTCCACCATCGCCCGCACCATTTCATCGCCCGAGCGGAAGCCAAACAGCTCCGCCAGTTGCTGGGGATCGGTGCCGCCGTCGTTGCCAGCCAGGGCGTGACTGCCGAACGGCAGCTTGCGCCAGGGCGCCTCCGGCCCGGTGCCGTAGAGTGCCTTGAGCGCCGGCAACGAGAGCTTGCCATGGGGCTCGGCCTCGGTCAGGTAGCGCCGCACCTGGTACACCGGCTGCTCCATCAACCCTTCCAGGAACTGGTCCCGCAGCTGGTTTTTCTCCATGCGCCAAGCGCGTTGGGTCTCGCGCCACATCTCCGACATCATCTTGGAGCGCAGATCGCTCTCGGCCTCCACCCGCGCCTTTTCGTAGGATGCCCGATAGGCGTTGAACTCCGCTTCCGTCATGCCCGCAGACTCGGCGTCGTCAAACATGGGGAACAGGTCGGTGGACTGACGAGCATTCTCAATCGCCGCGTCGGTGGCCAACATGCGATCCATCACCCCGCGCACCTCATCAGTGAGGTCCACATTGAGATTGCGAATCGACTTGTACAGGTGCTTTAACCAGGCACTGAAACGCTCAAAGGCCGCGCGCAGGCCCACACTCGGGGCCTTGCCCTCGCGCAGATAGGCTTCAAAGCCGCGGGCAAATTGCTCGTGCTGCTCCACGTCAATCTGCGCCACCGACTCCACCCCAAACCACGCCAACAGCTGCGCCATGTCCTGCTTGATGGTCTCCGGCGCATCCTCCCGCGTGGACATATCGCGGTAGACTTCCAGGAAGAAGTGACCCGATTCGTGAAGAAAGGTGGAGAGGTCGGCATTGTCAAACAGGGTAATGACCGAGCGGCCATCGCGAACGCCGCCGGCAGGAAGTGTGATTTTACCGCGGTGACCTTTACTGCCGCGACGATTCTGGGAGTACTCGCGGTCAGTGGCGATTAACCCTTCAGGGTTTTCTCCTTGGCTTCCAGCTGCTCCAGCGCTTTGAGGATCAACTGTTTGGACTCCGCCAGTACTTCCAGCGCTTCGTCCCTGGGCATTTCCTCGGTCATTATCAACAGCTGGTCCGTTATCTTGCTGAAACTGGTTCTCTTGGGCTTCGAGTTCGGCAAGCTGGCGGAGGAGGTCTTGTTTGATTTCTTGGATGTCATCTAGGGTTTTAACCTCTTGCGCTACTCGCTCAAAAGAATCTTTCTGTTGCCGCCTAGCGGCCTTAACGCCACCAAAGTGGTTGACGCCTGTTTTTTGGCCATTCAGGCAACCCTGCCCGCTTTTGGTTTTGTCGCAGTTCAGGCAGTTCCAGTTGTCCAGTTTCGCCTTGCCCGCATCAATCGGACACAGCGCTTTGTCGAACTTTTTCGGGATGGCGTCGATCTCGTCACCGGAGAGCAGCTTGCCATTCTCCACTACCGGCAGGATCACCTGGACACGATCGCCCAGCTGCTCCAGGACCTCCACATCCCTGGTACCATCATAGACCATGGCCACCGGCAGGTCATTATCCTCGGCCAGTTGCTCGTTGGTTTTGTCCAGTGACAACAGACGCACATTGCGCTCGTCCATGTTCGCCAAAAACTCGGGGTTTTTCGAGAAGACGTGGGTACGGATACCCTTGGCATTAAGTCGATCAATCACCCGGTTCCAGGCCGGTGTGCCATCACCGATATCAAACAGGCGCAGCGCCGTATCGCGCCAGTGCAGGCCAGCCCGGTCTGGAGATCTAAAGCTTTTAGCGATCATATCGCCCAGGCGATCTGGGTCGCGCTCGGCCATCAAGTCCACCAGCTCGGCCTTGGTTTTCGAGGCCGGGTAAGCGTGGCGGCCCTTACAGGCGTAACAGTACTTGGCGCAGTCCTTGGAGGGGCGACAGTTCTGCAGCGAGGAGTTCACCGCATGAACCGGTTTGGCCGCACTGCCAATAACATCGCCCTGGGCTAGGTATTCCCAGGCGCCCTCCCAGCCTTTCTCCTCGAGGAGGCGGGCCAGCTTGCCGGAGTTTTGCAGCGCCACCGCATCCACTGCGGCGAGCTCGCCCTCGGCCACCCGCACGATCTCATCGCGGTAGATCACGCCTTTTTTCACTTCCCGCGCCCAGGCCGTGCCCTCGTGCTCGCTCACCCGGGCAATCAAATCTTCTGACGCCAGGGCCTCAAAGTCCGTCTCCACCCGCGCCTTCACATGATCGTTGGCCTTGGGCACACCCGATTGAAACAAGGCGGAGCCATCGCTCTCACTCAGAGCTAAGGCAATATCCGTTGGGTCGGCATTCTCGGCCAACTCCTCCATCGACTCCATTTCACGAGCGATGCTTTCTAGCCAATCCTGGCGGTTTAGAAGATCCAGATTGAGGTTGGCTTCGCTGTAGGTCGGGTCGCCTGCCATCTCCGCGTTGAGCGCATCCAGCAGGTGGCGCGGGGTCACCTCTTCATAGGGTACCGTCAGGTAACCGGCCTCTTGTGCCGCCTGGGCCGCACCGTCCAGGGTATCGCCCTCCTCGCTCACCAGCCGCCGCTGTCCCGGTTTGCCGTGGTGCCACAGCTCCAGGTCCATGGCCGCCAGCTCGCCGCCGTCATCGCGCACACCGCCGCGATCCGCCAGCCACTCGGCCAGTGACGCCCCGAAGATCTCGCGCTGTTTGGGGTACTCCCCGCGTTGCACACTGCGAACACCGCCCACCAGATCCTGGAACTGTTGGTCTGGGGTGGTCGTGGTGGCGTAGTACTGGGCAAACAGCTCATGGGGCAACGTGCCGGAGCGGTCGGCCATGGCGACAAAGAACGATTCCCACAGGCTGGCGTAGGCATCCGCCGTGGTGTCGTCAAAGCGCTGGGTTTCCACCAGGTTGTCATACACCGACTGGCGCACCTGGTAAGCCGATTCCTGGAAGGCGTTATTCTCCGCCTGCTGCTCCAGCACCCGATCAGCTTCCGCTTCCCACTGCTCGGCCAACTGGGTCCTGGCCAGCTCCGCCTCGCGTGCGGTCATCTGACCGGGGTCCTGGCGCACATCCATCAAGATATCGTCAAACCAGGGCTGGTCCGCCATGCCCATCAATTTGGCCGAAGGAATGGCGATATCCGCGCCGCGCTCCTCCGCCTGGCTTACCTGCTCAGTGACACCCAGGGCTTCGAATACCGCATCCGGGTCTTCACCGTTGGCCTGGAAGAAGGTGCGAGCGGTACCGGCATCCAGGAACACATTGCCATCGTCCACCGATTGCATAAACTCCACCAGCTTATCCTTGTGGCGCTCGAAGGTTTTCGACTGGCGCACGGCCTCGCCCAGCTCGCGCAACTGCTCGCGATGCCGAAGTGCGGCCACTGCGTTGGCCCCTTCAATTAGGGTTCTGCCGCCAGCCCCCATGCCGCCGCCAGCGACCGCGCCGGCGAAGCCTTGGTCAAGGCCCGCGGCAAGGTCGTAGCCCTTAGCTGTGCCCACCGTGCCCGCGGCATATTCGATGTTCTCCTGGACAAATTCAGTGGCCGCCTCTTTGGCCCCGGCAGTGAGGATACGGCGCCCCGCGGTAGAGGTCAGACCTTTGGTAATGACCGGATTGATAATCCCCTGAACACCGATACGCTCGAGTGCGGAGATGAATACTGCGGGAATCAGAGACACCGACAGGTCGCTGCCGCTAACACGCTCACGATTGTCATTCTCTACGCGGGTCTCAGCAATTTCCTCGGTGCGCGAGGCGATATAGGCCGGTAAGGTCATCAATGCGGCCACCATATCCGGCACAGACTGAACGCCCTGCTCTACGATATAGCCAGCCAAATTCTTGACCGTCAGATCGCCCTTCAGCCGTTCCCAGGTAAAGTTCTGCTGGTAGCCCAGGTCGCCCGCGTTCACCTCGGCCCCATCACGCAGCGCTGCCGCCAGGCTAGTGTCAGAACCCGTGGGCAGATTCCAACTCCAGTGGAGACCGTCATCATCCCAGTAGACTCCAGGGTTAATCCCGGTCAAATCCGCGAGCACATCCTCACCCGCATCGGCGGTATTGGCTATAAACTGGATCAGGTTGGAACCCAAGGTTCTCATGCGCTCGCCGCCACCGCGCAACATATTCTCAATGGCAGACAGGCCTTCGATATCGTCGTGGGAAATCTTGGCGTTGTCCGGTACACCCAGGTATTGCGCCACTGCTTTGTTCTCGCTCAACAGCTTGGCAAAGTCGATCTGCGCGTAGATGTCCTGGCGCTCCACCGCCGGCATATTCTCCAGCACATACGCCGAAGGTAAACCCACGCGAGTAGACAGCTTCAGCGCCTTGGCGTGGTTGTCGGGCTGCGCCTCCATGCCGGTATACACATTGGCCTTGAGCTGGTTTTCCTCCTCACGTACGAATTGCGTGGCCATCTGCTCGAAGGGATCAACCTCCTCGGGTGTCGTGTCGGTGATGACTTGCGCTTCAGTGGATTGCAGAAATTCATCGGCCATGGTTTCAAACGGGTCTAACTCAGTCGGCATTACTCACCCCGATGTTTCTTTGCTTGTTCAATCACGGACCACAATTTGCCAAATGACTCCTCTGTCAGTGGTTTGTTGCTGCGCTCCAGGATCTGCGCCATGCGCGCCATGTCATAGGCGGTGGCCCCCGCCGGTCGCGGCAGGTCTTGAACCAGGGCGGTGGTGTCACTGAACAGCCCCTCCTGGATCACCACCTCTTGCAGTAGGCTTTGGGCGAGATCGTTCATTTCGGTTTGTGTCAGGTCCTCACCGGTGGCCAGGCGCTGCTCGTGGATCGCCTCCTCCAGCGCCACCTGAAAGGCAATTGCCTCCTCGGAGTCCTTGTCCAGTTTCATATCGCTAAGGATCTTGCCACCGAGCTTCTGCGCTTGTGACACACTGCCGGCGAGCATCTTGCTGAAGGCGTCCTGCTGTGCTTTCTGGGACTTGTTGATTTTCGCTTGCAGCGCCGCGTCCTTGGCCGCCTCGGCATTTAACATGCTCTGCTGTAACGCAATTAACTTCTCGACGTTGCGCGTCCCCAGGCGCTGGTATTCGCCATCCTCCAGGAAGTTCATGTCGAGGAAGTTCTGCCGGGTCTCGGGCCGCAGTGCCTGGTTTTTCCATGCCAGGTAGCGCTTGTTATCGGCGGGCTCAAATTCCCCAGAGGCGAGTTTGGCCGCGTAGCTGCGCAGGCCACTCATGGTGGACAGCCCCAAGGTCGCCTGGTCATCAAAGCTGATGGCGTCGGGGTCCCCCCCTTGCAACACATGGCGCACCGCATTCAAGCGGGTTTCCTGCTCGTTGAATTTGCGAATGGTTTGCTGCTCGTTAAAGCGCAGCTTTACCGCACTGACCACATCCTTGCGCACCTTGGGGTCGTCTATCGCTCGCGCCTGGCTCAGCATCTCCGACAGCGAGCCACCGCCGGCGACAATGGTGTCGGTCTGGGCTTGCACGCGCCCGAGCCGACCGGCCTGCTCGGTGGCCTTTTTGAGTTTGTCCCTGGCTGCAGAGGTGATGTTGTCGGCATTGGCGACCAGGTAAGTCTCGGCCTCCGCGCCGCGGTCATTGGTGATCAGGGAGCTGATAATGGCCGCGTGAAAGCGGTCCTGGTATTGCGCCGCCGCCAGCTGCGCGCTTTCCGGAGAGAGACCAGCGAGACGCGCCTGGGCCTGGATCTCTGCCAGGCCGGTGGCCAGGGATTGCTTCAGCGCTTTGGGGTCGTTGATATTGTCCAGGGCCAGGCTCATCTGCTCCGCCGCTCGGGCCTTGGCCGTCTCCAACTGCCAGGACTCGCGCTCGCGACTGACAAAAGAGTCAATACTGCCGAGCATTTTTTCATGGCGCAGGTTAAGCGCGTGATTGAACAGGCGCTTTTGCGCGTTATTCTCGGCCATGCCGGCATAACTGCTGCGCAAGCTCTCCAGTTTCTCCTTCACCTCGGCGCGACTCTCTACGGCATGCTTCCCGTTGAGGTTGTAAAAGCCGGTCTCTGGGTTGTAGAGCAAGTCTCGGACCTCTCGGGTATAGGCGACTTCACGCTCCTTGACCTTGGTCTCATCATCCAGCTTTTTTTGATCGAGCGCGATCTCGTGACCGACGTTGCCCAAGGCATTGAGACCGCGGGCCAGGTCAGCCCCGTAAGCCCCTTGTGGCAGCGCGCCGCTCGCCCTGGGTGACTGGACCGCAGTGGTGACGACACCACCGTCCTGGTAAATCGGAACCGTGGGCATGGTTATCTCCTGTACTGGTACCACTTACTGGCGACAGAACCGGCGCCCGCGAGCAAGGACGTGCCCGCGCCACTGACACCGGCGGCGTAGGCGTTATCGCCCTGGAGGCCATCGAGGGACGCCTGCTGGCGATGGCTTTGCGCGGTTTTCTCCGCGTTATCTTCAATCTTGATGGCATCCTCTTCGCCCAGGGTGTAGGTGTCCTGGACCGTTTCAAACGCCGAGCCGTAACCGACATCAAAGCCGGAGGCGGCGATAGCGGCGCGCTGGGTACCGGCCAGGCGATTCACCTCTTTGCGGTGGTTGTCCGCGGCTTCGCGCCCGCGCAACAGTGTGTCGGCGGCCTGGATCTCCGACAGGCGCTGGTTGTACTTGGCCACGCCCTGCTGGTACTTGCCCTGCTGGTTCTTGCTATAGGCATCCATGCCGACGGATAACACCGTCGCTGCCATGGCGACGACCGGAGCGGCTACACACATTACTACCTCCTCAATTCAAAGGGATGAAACAGTCGGCCCTGGGCGCCAAAAACGATGGCGGGCTGGATCTCAAAACCCAACCAGGACAACCACCGCAGGGTTACCTGGTTGCGCGCATCCGCGTAGTTTCTCAAGGTGGGAAAGGTCGCCTGCATCCGTCGCAACTGGGCCGCACAGCGCCGGGCAAAAATCAAGCGATGGCGCCGCACGTCCATGGCCTCGGTACCGATCAACCAGGGCGCTCCGACACCGGCGATCACCGACACCGGCGCCACGCCAAACACACACAGCAACTGGTCATTGATGCGCGCCGACCAGGCATAGGTGGACAAGCGCACGCTATTAACCAGCGCCGCTAACGGCGGCAGTGAGCTGGTGGCCGCAATCTCCTGCAGATCCACCGGGCGAATATGGGCGAACAACTCCGCCACATCCGCCGGGGTCACCGGTGCTATGGTGACCTTATCCACCGACCACCACCTCCGGTGTGACCGCCAAAATACTCAACGGCAGCGGGTCATCCTGGCGCAAATACACCGAGCCCTTGTTTTGCCAGCTCGCCGGTATCGGCACCTCGAAGTCACCGTCGCGCAAGGCAATCGGCGCGCCCCATAGCTCGTTCGAACGCTGCTTGGCTTCCACCAGGTTGGCCTGGTCGGGACCGGCTTTGATGGCGCGGGATTGACTGACAGCGACAGTCACCCTGGGGACCGACTTTTTCTTCACCGTGCCCTGCTCCAGCGGTGGCTCCAGGGTTTCCAGGTTGGCTTGGTACGGCAAACCGATATGGATCTTGGCGTAGGCCCTGGGCAGGCTCACCGCGCCAGCGGATACCGTCAGGTTGCGCACCACATGCCCATCACACAGTGCCACCAGGGTTTTGCCTTCCAGGTGCTCCAGGCCGCTCAGCGAATCGGTGGCGGCGCCGTCATAGGTCAAGCCGCTATCGACAAAGAAGCAGTCCTCCACCGCGGCAAAGTCGCGCTTGCGCAGGCGCTCAATGTAACGCCGCTCGCTGCCGTTAATGGTGCGATTCACCACCAGGTAGACCGCATCGACATCGCCTTCACTGACCACGCACACGTCCTCCACCTTGCCGTCGGTGTGGTGCTGGTGCCAACCCCAGACCTCGTGCTCGCGCATGTAGGTAAAACCGAGCAACACACCGTCACTGCGCACCGCCCAGACAATGGAGTCGGGCTCCTCGGCAAACGCCCAGGACACCAGCGAGTACCCCTCAAACAGGTGGCGCGACATCACCGACAGATCGCGGCCCGCGTAACCGTCGCTTTCCAGGGCGTAGGACAGGTCGCGCACCGTGGACTGTTTAGGGGTAACGTGGAGCACCGTGTTGCCGATCAACAGCGGTTCCAGGTTGGCGCTGCCGCGAAACCCCTGGGGTTTGCGCTTCATGTTGGGAAAGGCAAAAGCCTGGTCACCCGAGGTAATCTTCCATTCCGCACCGGAGGTCAACGCCACCAAGTCAGACAAGGGCACCAGGTGGCGCACCTCGTTAACCTGGGCCGCGTTCAGGCGCACGGTAATGGCGTCATCGTCTTTCGCCGGCGACGACACACTCATGTTGTGAAAATTGCCGGTTTTGCTGAACCAGATCGCCTCAGGGTCATTGCGGGTGGCCGCCAGGACCAGGCGCTGCTCGTAATAAGTCACGGTCGAGGGGTAGTTGCCGGCACCGACAAAGGGGTTGCGGTCCTGCGGGGGCGTGTCGCTGAGGTCGGGCTTGTAACCGTCATCCTGGAAGCTGGTGCTCTCGGTGATACCGATAAAGCCAAACAGCCCGTTCTCCTCCTTGTACACATAGTACTTTTCCGCGCCGGCCACCGCGTTCCAGGTCACCGTGTTGTAGTTGTCCTGGTCCAGGCTCTTGGTGTGGTTTTTGGACGTCTCCGCCGAGGGCAGCGACTCCTCCAGGGTTTCCGCTGCCACTGCGGTCACCTTGTACTTGTAATCGCGCCCCGAGCCGGTACCGGTCTTGGTGACATCGAGACCGGTGGGGGTGGCGATTTGCGGGCTAAAACTCACATCCTCCAGTTTCCACTGGTGGTGATCCAGACGCGACAACTCCTTGACCGGGTGCTCGGGGTGAACCAGGGTGATGATATCCGCCGACTGCACAAACGCCAGGCGCGCCAGCTGGGTTTCGGTGTAGGGGGTGGGGATTTCCACCACATCAGCGGACAAGCGGTGCCAGTGGCTGGAGGCGCCGCCAGGGGCATTGCCGGTGTTGTTGTCCTGGCGGGAATAGTAATAACTGCCGCCCACCGCCACATGGTCCGCCATGGCGTAGGTGGTGGCGCCGTCATAATCCGCCGGCACACTGGGCAACAAAACCTGCCCGCCCTGGCGCACCACGCGCATGTACAAATGGCCAAACTCCAGCATATAGGTGTCCTGGGTGCTGAAGCTAAACGGGATCAAGCGCGCTTGCTTGCTCGGGTGCTGACACCCGACAATGAACTCATAGCCGGTGCGGTTCGACACGCCGCCGTGGGGATGAATGAAAAAGTTCTGGCACAGTTTGAGGCCGGCGCGGTAGCGCGCCAGGTCGGCCCGCTTGTGCAACGAGGGCGCCAGCTCTCCCGCGGTAAAGGTAGCCTGTGTTAAGTCGATACCCATTAGCGCCCCCTGATCCATGCCGCATCCTGTGGCTGGTCGCGCACCCCTTCATTGCGGGCAATCGCTTTGGCCTGGCTCAGCGACTGCAGGTAGGACTTCCACATCGCCTCCATGATCTTGCGCTCGCGGGTTATCGGCATCGCCAGCACCCAGGCCAGGCGCATCGAGAAGGAGGTGACAAACGACGGCGGGAACAGCGCCTCATCCTCCAGGCGCCGCGTGTAACGCATGATCGCGTTGTCCACGTCGGTGTGAATCACCTTGGCGGTACCGGCCTCATTGAGTCCGATTTGCCACGGCAGTTTCCGTTCGCGCCGATCTGCGGTGACCAAACTGCGACACTTCAAACCATCGGCGGGATAGGCGTATTGATACTGCCAGTCCATCGGCGGCTCGCCGGTTTTGGCCAGGCCCGCCGTCTTGCGCGCAAACGGCCAATCAAAATCCTCGAGGGTTGCCCCCAGCGCCGAGGCGTAGTGTTGCTTGCAGTGATTGGCCTGCGCCGACCCTTCCATCAAACTCTGAATAAAATTGTGCTCACCCAGCGCCGACAGCGCCAGGTTGCAGATATCCACTTTGCCGCCCATAGCGATGCGTCTTCTCCGTTATTTGAATGAAACGTTATCGGCATGAAAAAAGGAGGCCAGTAAAGCCCCCTTTTCCCTGCTGTCACTTTGCTCGCCGTGACCGTTACGCGTCCGCCTTATCCGCTTTCCCTTTGAGCTTGGCTTTGCCCTCGGTCGGGACCGGAACCATCCAGCTGGGCAGCTTGTCGTCTTTTTTCAGGTCATCCCCCGGCGCGTAGTCAAAGACCTCGCCCTCCTCGCGAATGACCTTGTAGTAACCTCGTTTTGTGGCAATAACTTTCATGCGTCACCTGTTACCGAATGAATGGAATAACCGCGTTAGCGGTTGGTTTGAACAGCGCAGGTAACCCCGGCGGTGATCTTGCCGGCGGTGGGTGCGGCACCGTTGACCGTGTAGTACAGGCGGCAGTAACGCTCGTCCACGCCCTGGGGCATATACATGGGCGGAATCTGCTTGCCCGCTTTCAAGTCGGCCAGCGCCACCGTCACCGAGCTGACTTTTTTGACGGAACCAAAGGCCTCGTCGTTATCCACCTCCAGGTCCACCGTCAGGTCGGTGAGGTTGTCAAAGTCCTCAGTGACCTGAATCAACAGCGGCATCGGCACACCCTTGCCCTGATCCGCCGCCACGGAAAAATCCATGTAGTTGGTGGAGGCAGCGTTGGCGGTGATGGCCTGCTGATCACTGAATAACGCTTGTGCATCTAAAATCATTTTCTCTATCTCCTCGACTCAAGGCGCCAGCAGCTCAACCACTGGCACCTCAACGGGTTAAGGTGGATTAGACCACGCGGGCCTCAGTGTTCAGCAGCGCGTCACACTCACGGATGGGAATACCCAGGAAGTTCACAATCTCCTGGCCTTCAAACTCGGTGATGGTCAAGTTCACATTGCCCTTGTCCTTCGCCAGTTTGTGCAAGGCGGTTTTCACCTCGGTGTTGGCGTAGATGGCCGCCTTGCCGTTGCGTACGCGGCGCTGGCGCAGCTTGTAGTAACCATCAATCATGTAGTCATCCAGCGCTTTGCCGCCGGACTGACCGTTGGCCGCAATGTCACTGACATCGACGTTGGCAATGCGGGAGACATAACGCCAGTCGCGCAGAGACAGGCCCACATCCCACTCGAAGTGCTCGCGATAAATTTCGTACAGCGAACCGTCCGACATTTCCTTGGTGGTTTTACCCAGGTCTTCGCGCTGGATACCCGCTTTCGAACCCGCCGGGTACAACAGGTGGCAGGTCTTGGGCGACCACACCACAAACCAGATGGAGGTATTGTCCGCGCCGGTACCGCCGGCATCGACAATCTGACCGCCGTTCTCCGCAGACAACGCGCTAAAGCGCGGCGCCAGGCCCATAAACTGCTCGGGGTTAGCGGCATCGTCGGAGTAGAACATCGCGGTGGCCATCTGGTTGGACATCCCCTCGACAAAGCTCTCGGCCTCATCCAGGCGCAACGCGTTGCCGCCGGCGCCCGCCATGCGCACCAGCTTGGCGTCCACCTCGGAGTAGGCTTCCAGCCAACCGGTGGTGTCGTCGACCTGCTTGGTGGTGGACTTGCTGGGCTGTACACCCTGGTACAGTTTGCGCCAGGTACCCTGGGGGATACCGGTGCGGACAGTCGTCAGGTGACTGTTGCCGTTGTTACACTCGATAGCCATTGAGTCTTCCAAGATCGGGTTGATCTCGGCCAGCATGTCGATGACCTCCGCAATCTGGCCATTGCCATCCTGACGGCGGTACAAATCTGCGAGTTGCAGATAAGAATTACCAATTTTCATTTGGGATCACTCCTTAAATGAGTCTGTTATGAGTTGGGGTACATAATTTCTTCACGAGAAGCAGTGTGTTTACCGCCGCCTTTGGCAGTCACAATGCCGTCCTCTCCGAACCGCTTGGAGAGGGAGTACATCACCCGCACCATCAGGGGGTTATTCCCCATGCGGGTTTTGTTCATCATGTCCTTGATGTCTCCGGCCTCGGCACCAAAGTCCTCGGCCAGCATGCCTTGAAGCTTGTCCAACATGCCTGCCGCCTCGCCCAGGTTCTCTTCGAACTTGCCGCCGCGGGCCAACACAGCATCAGTTTTCAGTTCGTCGTGCCAGATGGCCTCCTGGTCTACCCAGGATTGCTCACGCGCTTGCAGGTCCTCGGTTTGCAACTCGGTGTAGAGATCCACCGCCGCTTGCGCCTGGTCCTGGGTCCAATTGTTGGCCTTGGCAAACTCGTGGAGCTGACCGAGGCGAGTCTCGGGCAGGGTTACCCCTTCCGGCAGGGTAAAGTCCGCATAGGCTTCAGGTGCGCCTAGCTCGCCACCGTCGCCACCCTCTCCGCCTTCGCCACCGTCGCTGCCCTCCTGGCCGCCTTCAGCACCATGTGCGCCGTCGCCGCCTTCCTGGCCGCCGTCGCCACCATTGCTGCCATCACCGCCGCTGGGCTCGCCGTCCCCCTGGCCACCCTCGGCACCACCGCCGGCGCCGCCGTCACCGGGCATCTCGTCTTGCAGAAGGTCTGCGTTGTGTAAAAGTTTTTGAAGCAATCGGCTCATGTCGCTGTCCTGTTTTCGCGCTCCATCTGCTGATACAGCTCGAAGCAATGTTTGTGTAATTTCGCGAGGAGCTGGACACCTATGCTGCGCTCACCTTCCAGGTAATTGGCCCGGTCATTGCCGAAGCCGAAACTGGTTTGGTACAGGTGGGTAGTTTCTAACAGCCGCCAGATAAACCGCCGCCCCGCTGGCAGCGACATAATTGCACGCAGGTCCTGGGCGTCTGCATCCGTCGCAGTTTTCAGCGCGACCTTTTGCTGCGCAATGGCTTCGCGGTCTTCCTGGTAAACATCAAACGTTTCTGACTGGCTCACGGTTAGGTCTCCGCAAAGACGATAAAAACGTTGCCCGCCATCAGTAGTGCAACCCCACAATGCCGGTGGCGGTGGTGCCGGTGGCATGTACGCGCTTCACAAACAAGGGGAAGCGATCACCGGCATTGAGGTAGATGGTCACCTCGTCGTTCTTGAAGGTGGTTACCTTGACCGTGCCGGCGCCGGTGCAGGTCAAGATGGCTTGCCGCGCCAAGTCCTGGCCATCGTTGGGTGTAATGTCAAACGCCCCTAGCGCGGGCGAGTTGTCGTTGACTGCCATGGTTACATTCCTGTTAATTGGGTTAAGAGGTTGCCGTTACCGGTGTCGGCCTCGCTGAGCAGCTTGGCGGCCTGCGCGCCCTGGCTGGCGGTGGCGGCCATCTGGTTGGCCTCCATGGCGGCCTGGGCCTGTTGCTCGCGCTGAGCGCGCTGTTGGCGCAGTGCCGCGACCTGATCGTCCGAGCGAATCATGCGCGGTGGCACGCCCATCATGTCGCCGTACTCGTCCACGGTTTGGTCGAAGTCCACCTTGTCCAGCACGTCCGGATTGGTGCCCGCCAGGTTGCCGGCAAAAGAGACAAAGCGCTCCATCGAGGCGGTACCGGCCATCTTCTGCGCCTGCGCCATTACCGAGATGTACTCCACCGAGATCTCCTGGCCCTGCAGCTCTGGCGGCGGTGGCGGCAAAATGCCGGCCTCGCTCGCATACTCAAAGGCAGTGTCGATACAGGGGTCGAGCAGTTCGTTGTGCAAGCGCTCCAGCATGGGCCCGAGCCCGAGCAGCTTTTCCTCGTGACGCTCGTCAATCTCCCTGGCGGTAATCTCCCGGCGGTCACTGCTGGCGAGCATCATAAACAGATCCTCGTAGTAGGCCCGCTTGATGCGCTCCTGGACATCACGGATATCCAGCGCCAACTCATTGATGCGCGGGTTGACCTCGTACACCGGGCGCAGTCCCGCACCAGGACCATCGATACCGTCGTGCCAGGTGGTGCCACCGGGCAAAGTATCGATCACTTCTTCCCGCAGTGAGGACGGTCCCGTCAGTGGCGGGTCCACCATCTTGTCGATGGCCTGGGCTTTGCGCTTTTGCTCGAGCTGAAGCTGGCGGATATCACCGAGCGCTACAGAACCCGGCCCGGTGCCGTAGGTGTTCGCGCCCATCACCTCCCAGCGCGGCACCATACAGCGAAAACGCTTGAAGCCCGACACGCTCAAGAACTCTTCCTTGTTGGCGCCCTCCTCCCAGTACACCGAGCGAAACGGCATATTCTGGTTGTCGCGCTTGCCCGGCGCCCGCTCCTCGTTGGGCTCAATGGCGTGATAGACAGTGACCAGTTCCGAGTACTGGCTTTTGTCCCACAGCTGCCGCACCGCATTGCTCACATGCTTGAGGCCAAACTGGCGCACCAGTTGACGCACCGTCATCGGCACCTTGCGGTAGAGCGTGTCCACCTGGTCCTTCTCGTTGGTGTCAATGCAATAACTGCCAACGGTGAAGTGTTGCATCCGTATCACGTTGTCGAAGTCGGGCAACATCGCCACCGCGCCGGTGCCGAAGGTGGATTCCTCGCCGTACAACTTGTGGAGCGAGTTATAGAAATTGCTCTGGCCGAAAATCTCAAACAGCAGTTTCTCCACGTCGTGGAACCAGACCTTCACCGGGCCCCAGTCACGCATCTCGGGGTCCGGCGGCAGCATCCGAAACCAGCGACGCGCCGGCGAGGTAATGCCCGCTTGCATCCCGTTTTGCAGCACACGCGCCGAGATCGTGCCGGTGTTGTCGACGATGTTGGTAAAGCGCGGCTCCTTGTTGCGCTCTTTCACCATGAACTGCCCGCGCATCACCAGGATGTTTTCTTGCAGGTCGCGCCAATGTTGAAGGAAGTGGGAGCGGTCAGTCTCCAACTCACGGCGCCTGGCCTCCAGGTGGTCTTTGAGTTCGATACTCATCGATTACTGTCCTAACAGGGTTTTGGTGCCCAGGTTGGCTTGCGCGGTATTGCGGAAGGTACCGCCACCGGTTAAGAGGGTGCTACTGCGGCCGGAGGCTAACAGCGCCCTGGCTTTGTCTTTGGCGCGACTCTTTTTGATGCCCGCGTCCACCGCTTTCTCGGGTTCCGGTGGCGGTGGCGGCATATCGGGGGCGTCTGGGCTGCTGATACACATAGGCGGCTCCTTTGTGGGTCATGGGTTCAATACACACGCGGGAGCCTATCAGGGCGGGTCAAGTGGTCTGCGCCGGTCGCTAACGGTTGCAGGTTTTAACGGTTAAACGGGTCGTAGTCGTTTCGGCGCCTGTCGTTGCGCGCCTTGCCGCGCAGCTGCTTGTGGATGTGGTAGCGAGCTGTCACCACCGCATCGCCCTTGTCCGGCGAGCGGCCAATGCGGTCCACCACCTTGACCTTGGGCTCCACCGTAATGCCCATTGAGGTCACCGAAAAGGTCGGCGCACACAGGTCAGCCCGCAGACCGGGATCAGGCGGCAGCATAATGCCGGTGTTGTTCTCAGGGTCCAGGCACTCGCGCATCTGCCAGTACAGCTGTGAGCGCAGATTGGCAAAGCGCAAGCGGCCCGATTGGTCGGTGTCCAGGGTACGGGTGGCGCCGTTAAAGCCCACCGTGTGAATGCCGGAGGACTTGAGGAAGTCATAGACACTGGTGCCCACGTTGACGATATCAATCTGCACCGGGCAGTTGTCACGCCGTGCGGCCACCACCCGCCCCGCCAGGGTCGGGCCATCCGGTACCTCGTTACCGGGGATACAGGTCAGCTCGTCAAAGTGGTAATCGGTCTTGCGGGTTTTGTACTTGGGCGCCAGCACACTGAGGTCATCACCGCCGCGGGAGCAGTCCACCCCGAGGCCGGTCATCTCCCTATCACCGGGCTCCGGTGGCACCCAGCGGTCCTGGGCGGCTTTTACCCAGGCACTGGGAATCACTTGCCAGGCATCGTCCTTGAGGCCGGCGCCAAAGTCGCCGTTGAGCATCTGTGAGCGCAGCGGCTCGGGCAGGGATTGCAGCGTACCCATGTAGCCGGTCTCCATCAGGTAAGGGTTGTCAGTGATGCGCGAGGGAATGAAGGTGCGTGACTGCGGTTTGATAATGTCGGTGGGGATATGGTCATCCGGATTGAAGTCATAAACCCGCTCGCCTTCACCGTTAAGCACAAACGGACGCCCATCCGGCACCTCGGTGTCCTGGCCGTCGATCATCGCCATATAGCGGATCTCACCGGGCAGCGCCGGGTTGGGGTATTCCGGTTGTAACCAGGGCGCAAAGTAGTCAAGAATCCACTGCCCTTCCGCCGTGGTGGGCGGGTTAAAGGTCATCAACACCCGGCACGGTTGTTCGGGGTCCACGCCGCGCACCCAGCCAGTGAGGAAGCGCACCTGGCTCTCCAGGAAGTTGGCCGCCTCGTCAATCACCAGCAGGTCTTTGGGGATACCCTGGTACTTGGCCTCGTCGCCGGCGTGCGGGACAGAGCCAAAGTTGATCTGTATGCCCTTGCCAATATCCGGTCGGCGCCAGATCTTGTCAGAGCCGTTATAACCCTCCCTGCCATCCAACAATTCACTCAACCGGTCAATGATACCGGTCAGCTGCGTGGCTTCGCGTCGGACCATAAAGGTGCGTTGGTGCGCGTTGATCGCCATGCCGCAGGCGAGATCGGTTTTGCCACCACCGGCGGCGCCACCGTAGCCAATGATGAATGCCTCGCTGTTGTAGGCCATCATTTGTGGGCCATCCAGGTTGACACCCACCAGGGGTGTCCACTTCTTGGCGGGCAGGTATTCCTTGAGGATATCCGCCACAAACTCAGGGTCGCTGTCGATCAGCGCTTCGGCCTCTGCGGGCTCCAGCTCCGCCAGCGCTTGCACCAGCTCCGGGGCCAGCTCGCCCTCCAACAACTCACTAAACATTCTCCTGGCTTGCCTCCCTGGCCGCAGCAATCAGCGTACGCAGGCGGTTAGCGGCATCCTGTTTGGTCATCTTGCCTTCGTCCTCCACCACACCCACAGCACCGGTCAGCTCCACCGCCTTGCGCTTGGGCGCCACGTACTGGGCCAGCTCCTTGGCCAGGTCATAGGTCAATTTGGGGTTAAAGCCTTTGGTCTTGCGTTGCATGCAGTTGTGCTGGTTCTTCAGCATCTCCGCCATGGTGCGAATCGGATCTATGCCCACCTCCTCCAGAATCGCCTCCACTTCCAGAGTGCTTTTACTCTTCGATCCCGTTGGTCTACCAGCTCCCTTGCGGGCCCCGCCATGCTTGGCCATGCGCCAAATACCTCTTGATTAATCTTGATTCTTTTTCAAGTCCAATTGCCGCGGTACACCCTCGGTCGCGTCCAGGGCCCCTGAATGATCTTTAACGCCTTCAGGTAATCCCCATTAGCGTGCTGGTGCTTGAGCAAGGTTTCCCGGTTGCAGGTGATGTCGAGTCTCAATGCTCGCGATTGAATGGCTTGTAGGCTCCGGTGTGGCAGGTGCCGGCGACAGTAGGCTGTCCCGTAGGTGGGGTACAACATGCGCAACACCCGGTCCTCGTCCTCGGTCCAGTGCTGATAGCGAATGCCCAGGCGCGAGGCGCGATTCTTGACACCACTGGCTGTGCGACATGGCAACCGCTCCAGGATCTTGATTGGCCCCTCGGCCTGGTAGTACCGGCGGATGATGTCATCTTCAGCTGCTGCCCATTTTTTAACCGACACAATAGCCCCCCAAAAGCTGGTTAATACTTAATCAACAAATATGTAGTTGGGCTTCCAGCGCCTTGGTCTTTGCCGCAAATTCCTTGCGCATTGCTTCCAGCTGTTGCCACTCCCATTTCACCGGTGCGGTGTTGGTCTCGCAGTAGTCAATAATCCACTCACCCTCGGTTTGGCCAAAGCGCTCCCGCAGCCCTTGCTTGTAGCCGCGGGTGGTTTTGTTGCCCTCGATGTTGCCGCTCAGATTTTTATTGCAGTAGTTGTTGCACTGAAGGAAAGTGTTGTTACGGTCATACCGGAGTCCCGGTTGCGAGCCTCGCGTTTTGAAGTGACCGCAGCACCAGTCCATCTGGGCTTTGCCGCAAGAGATACACTCGGGTTCCAGTCCCCGCGCCTGGAACCACAACAGCTCCTCCAGGCGGCGCATTTTGTTGAACACCTTTTGGGTTTGCTCGTGCTGCCACTTAAGATCCTGGCGGTCAAAGTCGCGCTTGCGTTGGCGGTTGCGTCTTTTGGCCGCGACTTTTTCTCGCCGTAACTTGGCCAGCTTTTTCTCCCGCGCCTTGTCGTTGAACTTAATCGCGTAGGCTGTCATACACTCAGTCGCCAGGCAGGTGGGCTGTATTGGCCTCACCGGATGGAACCACTCGCGGCAGGTTTTGCATTTGCGGCGGCGGGAACTCTTCAACGTCAAGCTGCCGCCCTCAACTCGTACCATTCCTCGGGTGCGGGCTCACTCCAGCGTACCTCCTTCTCGGCACCAAAGGCGTACATGTACTCGATCAACTCCGCCATCAGCTTAACCGGCATCTTGCTGGTGCGCTGGCCCAGGAACACAAAGCCGCCCTCAATGCCCTGGGCAATACGCACTTCCGCGCCGTTGACCTGGCGCAGCGCCGCGGTTAATACATCTTTCCATTCCTCGGGCGACATCATCGTCATGGCGCCGTTAACCGGCCACAGCACCTGGGCTGAGATGTCGCTCAACATGGCCCACATTTTTTTGTTCTGCTCCAGGCTGCGTTTGGACTGACGATTGCTCAACGTCAGTACCAACGAACGTCCCAACAAGGCCTGCTTGGCCAGATTCCAGGCCGCGACAAAGGCAGGTCGCAGCCCGCCCTTTTCGGTAATCACAAAGGTTTTTTTCACAAGCTCGGTCATCGCCGGTATCTCCCCGGTGTTGGGCGGTACTGTGGCTTGGGGTTTTTGCGGTCTCGGTGAATACGTCGTAGCAACACTTTGATGGTGGAATGCATGGAGGCTGGCGCCCGCTCTACCGCTTCCAGCCATTTGGCCGTAGGCAGCTGGGCAATTTCATCGGCGTAGTTGCCTGGGCCCTTGATGGGCTCAACAAGTCTCTGGCTCACGACTACCCCATCGCCTCGGCGATAAATTGCTTCACGCTTTCATGGGGAACCAACGCCTTGTCCCCTTCCTGCTCCTGGTGCGGCGCCTCCAGCAAAAACCGGTGTCTGGGGGTCTCGGCCACCTGTTGCGCTCGGGCAGCCAATGCCGGCGCGCAGACCGGGGCAGGTAATCCCATTTGAAACGGTGAAACAGGATCGACGCCATGCTTGAGCATGATACTGATCTCGTGATCGGTGTACTCGCCGGCCAGTGCGCGGGCTTTCCACTCCGGCAGCAGCTGCAAGCACTCTTCCGCCCGCTGCTTGAGGTAGAACATGTCGGTCTGGTTGTGCAGATCCCAGGAGCCAATCTCGATAGCGCACAGCACACCGAACGGTGTCCGCTTCAAACGGGCCTCGGCAATGATCTGGTCGTGGGTAACCTCGCCGCCTTCCAGGATCGCGATGATGTCTGAGGCCTTGGGGTAGAACTGCCCGCCCTTGCGCTGAACGTGTATGTTGATCGCTTCTCGCACCTGCTCAAAACTGAGGTGAGACAGCGCCGCAAAGTACATCTGCAATGCCATTTTCGACAGGGGCTCGCGCTGGTAGTACTCGCTGGTCGCATCCATCAGCTCCTTGAACGCTTTTTTGTCCTGGTCAAACATCGATTAGCTCCCCCTCGATCACTCTCTCAGGCTGACCAAACATACTGGTGGTGGTGCCGTTCACCCAGTCATCCACCTCCGCATCGCGCTTGGCGCGTGCTTGGTTTTTAGGTGTTTGTGTTTGTCCCTGGTAGCCGGCATTCAACAGCCACTGAAACTCAAACCCACGCCAGTTGCGCGTGACACACTCCGCTAGACAGTCGTCAACAGATACCCCCGCCTGGTGAGCCAATTCCAGCTCCTTGCGAAAGCGGTTAATCACGGTCTGGCTGACATCCGCTTTGAGGCGCTTGCGCATTGCCAGCCAGTCGGCCAACACCTGCGCACTGGGTTGCTCAGGCCAGCCCGAATAATCAAGCCCAGATTTTTTTTGTTTATTTTTTTTATTCTCTGTATCTGTATCTGTATCTGTTTCTTTATCTTTATCTGTATCTTTATGGTTGCCTTTTTGTTGCAACGTTTGCTCAACGTCCGTTAAACGCCCGTTCGCCCCCCCTGGTTTTTCAGGGGGAATAGCGGTCTGTTTTTTCTTCGCTGCCCTCGCGGCTGCGGATGCTTTACCAGCCCGACTGGCTTTGATCTGCTTCTCATTGACCGCCAACAGGTCTGCATCGATACGATCATGTTGCCAATGTGTACCTGTGTCGTTGAAGAATTCGCTCAACGTTTCTTCAACATCCGTCCAACGTTCGTTCAACATCCGCGCAACAGACGCTAACCGCTTTTTCGGGATCGGCTTTCCGGTTTGCCAATAGTTGAAGATTAATAAGAGGTAGGCGCCATGTTCCTCGGTGGTCAGGTGCATGGTATCTGCCAGGTAGTCAGCTACATAAAGCTGGATGTACGGTAGTGCCGCCATCTGAAGTTCACTCCACTGGGCGACCCCGCCCATTGTTATCTTTTCCCCAATTCATGACCTCCTCGGTCAATCTACTTTAAGGGGAAGCTGGTAACTAAAAAGTAAATGGTTGCACTTATGCTGCTGTGCGGCTCAAATCCTGCCGCATCATTTCCAGGCTTATCTCCTCGTCAGCTTGTCGAAGTCGCATGATTAGACTAATACCCGCTCTGCGATGCCCATGGGCAACCTGTGACAGATAGCAGATTGATGTTTCGGCATTTTCAGCCAATTTTGTTTTATCAGCTGGGCTTAGGCCTTCCCAGTAGCCTTTAAATGTTTTCATGACGCTGAAATTAGCAAAAGCTAATGCTAAAATCAATAGCAAATGCTTATCGATTTTGTTAGCAGATGCTAATACCCTATACAGCCAAGGAGAGAAGGCATGGCAACAATCGAAATTAGACTGAAAAACCTGGAAGCACTCATTGAGGAGTTTGGAGGCCAACGACAACTGGCCGAGAGGGCAGATCTAACCCCCAGCGTCATCAGTCAACTAAAGACCGGCAGACGTTCGTTAGGGGAGAAACTGGCTCGTAAGATCGAAGCTGGCGCAGAAAAACCGACCGGCTGGATGGATGTAGACCATACCGGCGAACCCTCTAATGTTTCACCGGGTCCCGACATACGTGGCTTGGTCCCCCTCATTTCCTGGGTCCAGGCAGGCTGCTGGGAAGAGATTGTTGATAATTTTCACACAGGGGATGCCGAAGAATGGCGCCCGACCACTGCCAATTGTGGTCCCCATGCCTTTGCACTGAGGGTTACGGGCGACTCGATGGTTAATCCCTACGGCTTCCCTTCAATCCCCGAGGGCTCGGTGGTGATAGTCGATCCCGATAGACCGGCGGATAACGGGAAGATAGTTGTGGCCAAGCTGGTGGACTCCCAGGAAGCCACACTAAAGCGCTTAGTGATTGACGGGCCCAACAAGTACTTGAAGCCGCTGAATCCCGACTACAAGCCAATTGAGATCAATGGCAATTGCCGAATTGTGGGAGTTGTTAGACAGATCATTGCCGACCTTTAGCGGAATCAAGCCACCCCTACCTCCTGAACACGGTACTGGGCGGCTAGCCGACTCTTTTTATCAAACCAGTGGTAGTCACTTACAGGCGCTCTGGTGCCATAAGCATCCGTAATCGGGCTGACAGTATAATACTCGTCGTATATACGCAGGTCTAAGGGGATTCTATCCGACTATTTTTCCTTTTTCCCCTCAGCAGCTTTCTCGTTTCTAGTCACTAAACTCTGCAATAAAGACTCTTGATTTAGCAAAGACTCCTCTATCTTTTTCTTTAACTCAACAGGAGTGTTCAGTTGGACTGATTGATACAATAATAGCGACGAGTAGAGAAAGCGCTGATATTAATATAGCTATCGTAGCGACACACCTTGCCTCTTTTGCAGATTGTCGAGCTTCTTTCAACTCATAATATTCAAGAACTCTAAATCTATCCTCAGTGGAGCACCATACCTTTACATCTCTAGGCGTTCTATCGAATACATTACCAGAGGAATCTGTGGCCAAGATATTCTTATACCGAACTTCATTCGAAATAATTTTTCTTTGTTTTTCATTCAAGGAGAGATCATCAAATAGCTCACCCAGCTTAAATATCGTATCTCGTTTGATCGCGTACTCGATAACTTTAATATAGATGTCGTTGTACATAATCTTCTATGATGCCAACCCCCGAGCACTCGCTTAAGGGACCGTGTAGTGCCAATAGCTGACGGATGGGCTACCTACAAAATTCAAAGCGCACAATGAGTAGCGGTATCTATTCAGCATAGTTAACTAATTCAGGTATCCACGGGGCCTACGAAAATTCGTAATCCCCAGGTTTATCAACAGCCTGCTAGTCATTAGGTATAGCTGTGAATACAACCGAAAAGGTGCCGATCAAAGGTACTACAGTGCTATTGCCATATATGACATCGGCGCTTCCTCGAATTTGCAGCGACATTCTCATGCCTAGGCATGAAGGATCGTCTTCCCTAGGGTCCCCACAGCGGAATACGTCCACCCATTGGGTTGAACCGGGAGCTACAAACACTAATGGATCTTGGATTCGGAAATATGGCTCGTTTATAGGATCACCTCCAAATGCCGGTTGCATTGCGACAGCGTATTTCCCGTTAAGTGTGCCCTCCGAGATAACAGTGGTACCGCTCGTGACAACGTACTCTAATGTTCCGACACCTTGAATTTGCAAGCGTTGCTGCACTAACTGGCCGGGCCCCACGTGTATCATTCCGTCGGCATCGGCCCACCCCCCATCCAAAGCTTGTCTCGATGGTCGCTCAGATAGGATGGTTCCTTCCCAATCAGCCGACACCTGTATAGGTGCCATCAAAGCGATGGAAAACAAAGCTGCTGTAATGAACGCTGCGTGATTAATTCCAGTTATATATTTCAACATTTCTCTGACTCCTCATTATTCGGTAGCAACTCAAAACGTGCGGCAATCCGCTCAAAGCCCTGACTAGGTGATCCTTCCATTATCGGGGCTAGGATCTTGCTACCAGTTCCGTTCAACCGGGTCTGATACCATCAGGGAAATGAAACACTAGGCTAAGGCAATTCTCATACCGATTTCTCAAATCCGTTAACTATCAAGAGCTTATGAACCTAACAGCAGTTCGTCGCCCGAGGGCCATGTAAAAGTTCCTGACGTTCAAATAGGCTCCAGACGGAACGTGAGTCCGCTATACTGAGTCAAAATTGGTGATATGTCGGCCGACTTCTGTGTTATGCCTGACCGTTGCTGCGGCCGAGGGTCGTGTAAAAGCTCTCGCCCCCCCCAAAAGGCTCCAGACTTGCAAGAGTCCGCAATGGGTTTAAAGCCGCCTGATTGAAAGCCTAATGTGGTTGCCGCAGCAATAATTGTCAGATCATCAGAGATGAGGGAGCCGTCCGTCTCAGTAGTGCCAACAGCGGACAGTTCCAACACCCAAAATATGGAGCCGCAGTACAGGAACGAAGCGACGAAGTAGGGTCCCTGCCCATGCTTTTCGTGGGTGGCAGAATTTGCTTGTTATGCTTGATTTCTATTTTATTAATTTATAGCTTTTTATCTCTTCTATTCTATCGGGCATTCCCTTTGAAAGCCTATCCAATATGAACTCAAAATCAAAACTACCTATTTGTAAGTTAACTTCAGTTTCACCGCCACCTTTGGAAGGGATTGCAAAAAAGAAATTTAGTACTTTTTCTTCAGGATCAACAGTGAAATCGACTTCCGTATTCTCTTCAGCCCAATACTTAGCAGTAACTCCCGCTCTCCTGACCCTTGATTTTAGAAGTCTATATCTCTCACTCATTGTACACTCCATTTAAATGTGCATAAACGCCAAACGCTTAGATGTTAGCTAGAGGTGTTACCAGTTCAGAGTTCCAGACATATCGCCTACCACTATCTTTATTTTGGAGCCGTCACTCAAAGTCCCTGCTCCTGCACCATATGCATTTCCATCACCCCTCATTGTAATCTTTAATATCATTTGGCCCTCTGCTTCATTGTCACAAACTATCTTAAATAGATGGGTGACTACATTTTTACGCATGTCTGTTTTAAATTTGCCGCTATTTGATTTTCCCACACAACTAAACTCGCCATCAGTAGCATGAATTGTGGCATTTTTGGGACTTCCATGAATCAAAGCCAACGAACCGTCAAACTCCCCCATTAAAATTTTATAATCTTCGGGAGACTTTTCTAGTTTCATAGCCACGTCTGGATTTACAGCACAAGCGGTAGCCAAAAATGCTAGACCGATGATTAATATTTTTTTCATATTGGCACTATCCTTAGGTTTGGCAGGTTAATACTTGAATATCGCGCGTGAGCATTATACATACTTCTGAAAACGTGGATAGCTGCCTACATTTTGACCGGCAGACACATTCGCGCCAGCGAGCGCTTCGGGTTAAAGCAGTCACCCATCCAAATAAAGACAACTTAATCAATGCCTACATGGTTATAAGGTGCTCATTATATGAACAGACACATACCAGATCGGGTATGTAAGATCATATAGCAACTCCTCCCTTCCATCCCCCTACACAAAGAACAACATAAAGCCTAAATTAAATTAGCAATTGCTATTGACAATATAAATTAGCATTTGCTACATTTTTGCCATCACAATAAACACATTAGCAGTCAATGGATAACGCCAGGAGGCAATATGACAGCTCAATCCTTAGTCAATGTTATTTATCTTCCCCAGTCATTCCCTTGCTCGGTGGCCAGTGCTGAACTGAGCCACGACCACAACACTGACATGTGCGACGATGACATCAGCATCCAGACTTCAAGGAAAACGGAATTACTGGTAGAGGTCTTGGACCTGGCCCATCAACTTTTAAGGGGTGTCGTATACGCGCCAATCGCCGCGAGCGGTCAGCCCCTACCCTACTCTGATGACGATATTTTGGACCGGCTTTGCAACCACAATTGCTACAAGAAAGCCATGCTGGGCCTGGCTTTAAACAAACCCGATGCTGACCTTGCAGTAAAAGACCTGATACTGCGCTGTGCCACACAGGTGGCCGCTGAAGCAATGGGTCTTGACTTAGATGAGCTGATGGTTTGAGGAGATAGTGATGCCAGTACAAAACACACTGCTCTTGCAACTGATGGCCCTGGCACTGGAGATCCACTCCTCGGGCAAAGCGCAAGTACAGGCAAACCTGTGGGGTCAAATGGATTCCCTATCGCTTCACGTCTACCCCGCCGGCGCCACTTTCGGCAAGGACGACGATCCCGAGCCGATCTTTGCCGAGCTGTTTTTTCTCGACACGCCGATGGCCAACACCCGGTTGCAGTTTGCCATCCAGGCATTAACGGACCTCAACACGCAACAGGATTTAGCAGCATGAAGATTCAAATTAAAACAGCGGGCCGGGCTTTCTGGCACCTGGTGGTCAAGGAGTCGGGCAAAATAATTGGCTTTGCCTGTACCTATGAGACAGCAAAGCGTAAAGCAAAGACGTTAGAAGCTGGAGTGGCAAAGTGAGCGCAGTGGAAAACAACAATATTCAAACGCCGAAAGTTTACGACGCGATCAGTAAGGTACAGCGCGATATCGCCCAAATCGGCGTATCCAAAGACCGTCAAAACAAATTCGACAAGTACAATTTTCGCGGCATTGATGATGTGTACAACGCCCTGGCGCCCATCCTGGCAGAGCACGGCCTGTGTATTTTGCCTCGAGTTCTGGAACGCCAGTGTGTTGAGCGTACCAGCAAGAATGGTGGAGCCATGTACTTCGTCACAGTGGATATGGAATTTGACCTCGTGGCCGCCGAAGATGGCAGCAAACACACTATTAAGTCGGTTGGCGAGGCCATGGACCGCGCCGACAAGGCGACCAACAAAGCCATGAGTGCCGCGTACAAGTATGCCTGTTTCCAGACCTTCTGTATTCCTACGGAAGGCGACAACGATGCTGAAAACTACAGCCCCGAAGCCACCACCAAACACACCGAGACCTTGCGCCTGGAGCAGTTCGTGGCGATCAATGACGCTAAGCGCATTGCTGACTGCTGGAACAGCCTGGATCAGGACACTTGTAATATCGTTTGGTCACAACTGACACCGCAACAACAAACCAAAATCAACGCCGTTTTATCACCAGCAGCATAGGAGCAAGCAAAGTGAGCACCGAAACCAATCACCCCATCATCGAGTACGGCGACAGCGTAACAGACGCCGCCCTGGCCGAACTGAAGAAGCTGTACGGCACTGTGCCCGATGCCAGCAGCCAAGAGGGTTACGACACCATCAAGGCGAACCTCAAGGTGTTAACGCCACTGCGAACCGGGGTCGAGAAAAAGCGCAAAGAGTTGAAAGCTGACGCCTTGGCCTGGGGCAAAAAGGTGGATGATGAAGCCAAGCGCATCACCGCCGCCCTCCTGGAACTGGAATCGCCATTGAAGGATGCAAAAAAAGAGGTGGATGACCGCAAGAGGAGTGAAAAAGAAGAGCGTATTGCTCGCCTGCAAAAGAAAGTGGATGCGATTAGCGCTTACCCACAAACCGCTTTCGGCCAGCCTTCAGAAGTGATCGAGAAACTGATCGTGGAGCTAAAGGCCCTGGAGATTGAGGACTTCTACGACCTGTCTAAGGAAGCCGCGAAAGCCAAGTGGTCCTCGCTGGAGACGCTGGAATCCATGTACCAGACCACCATTGCCCAGGAAGAAGAAGCCAAACGACTGGCCGAGCAGCGAGCCGAAATGGAACGTCAACAGACTGAGCTGCGCGAACAACAAGAGGCACTGGCGCGACAGCAGGAGGCCATGCCCGCCTCCTCCATGCCCGCACCGGCGCCGATGCCAGCCCCCGGAACTGAACGCCCAATCCCAATGCCCGCCGCAGGTGTGGCGCCAGCCCCTCAGTCCATTGCGCCGCCCCCCGCAGCAAGCGCAGCCCCCAAGACCGCCGCCCCTGAAATGGCCAGCAACGATACTATGCCAGCCGTTGAGGCACGCCAGCCCAGCCAGGTGGAGATCGATATTGCCCGCTGGCTGTTTGACAACGTGATGATCCAGCAGTCACACGCGGACGCTATTGCTGAGGCTCTAGTCTCAGGTCGCGTACCGCACATCGAAGCAATCACCACAATCGCAGCATAAGGAAAACTC